AAACGAGAAGCAGGTTTTTAATGTTTAATCACGTTGATATTAGTCTCCCTCAACTTGAGAGGGAGACTATTGATGGAGTTCGTTATTATAAAGTTCCTACTGAAGAGGAACTTCTCCGACTGGTTTCCATTACTTCGGTTACCAGTCATTTTAATAAGGAGATTTTTGTTAAATGGCGTAAGAAAGTTGGTAATGAAGAAGCAGATCGTATCACCAAGGCTGCAACAAGTCGTGGTACTGATATGCACACTCTGACTGAACATTTTCTTAAAAATGAAGAACTTCCAAAGGTTCAACCAATTTCAGACTTTCTATTTAAGATTTCGAAGAATAAACTCAAGAATATAAATAATATTCATGCCTTAGAAGGTTCCCTATATAGTAAACAGTTAGGGATTGCGGGCACCGTTGATTGTATTGCAGAATACGAAGGTGAATTAGCAATAATCGACTTTAAAACTTCAAAGAAACCGAAACCACGAGAGTGGATCGATCACTATTTCGTACAGTGCATGGCATATGGTTGTATGCTGTATGAACTGACTGGTATTTCAGTCAAAAAACTTGTAATCATTATGGCTTGTGAAAATGGAGAATGCGTTGTTTATGAAGAACGAGACAAATCAAAGTACATCAAACTTCTTACCGAATACATTAGAAAGTTTGTTAGAGATAAACTGGAACTCTATGGAACCGAATAAAGAACTAGAGCAGGCAATTGCAAATAAATTTCTCACACCTTCCAAATTTGCAATGGAAATTGAGAAGATTGTTGCTGAAGAAAAAATCAATTATATTGATGCCATCGTTCACTATTGCGAAGTGAACGAACTTGAGGTAGAATCGGTGACGAAGTTGGTCTCAAAACCACTCAAAGAAAAACTAAAGTGGGATGCTACGAGACTCAATTTTATGAAAGCAACTTCTAAAACTTCGAGAGCAAAACTGCCTATATGAAAGTGAAACCATTTGAGGTCTATCAACACTATTTGTCATTAAAAAATCACTTTACAAACCCAAAATACGATTTCTTTAAGTATGGTGCTAAAACAAGAGCATCTGTCACTTCCTTTAATAAAAGGCGTGATAAGTATTGGTTTGAAAAAACCAGTCGTAAATACAATGATGAAGAAGTTGTAAAATTTCTTGTATCAAATTTTTCTTCTGCCGATAACCCACAAAATCTATGGATTGGTTCAATCATAAACGACGGGGAAAGAACATATTCGGAATGGACAAAAAGACAACAGAGTTTGACTTACTTATTCAGAGAACAAAGCAACGAATTGCTCTCGAACAACGAATTAGAAAGTGTATTCAATTGTTCGAAAGGACACCCGATTCTATTAAAAAGGTATCTTGGTGGAGACGTAAGTCTTGAGACATTAGTTATCTTTGAGAAAATCTTTTCTTTCAGACAAAAGTTTGATGAAAAACTTGATGATCCTGTGTGGGAAACCGTCAGTCTTAAAATACAGAAGTACAAACCCTTTCTAAATATTGATATGTTCAAGTACAAAAAGATTTTAAGGGATATTGTAGATGAGTGACTTTTTTGAATCCGAAATCATTCAAGAAGAACTGAGTGAAATTAATCGGCTACAAGAAAAAATCTATGGAAGTCTTATGTCTTTCAGTGCGATGTCCCGTGAAGAAAAACTTGAACATGTTGATATCCTCACAACCTTGCTCGAAAAGCAAAGAGTGATGTATACTAGGTTATCTCTTTCAGACGACCCTCAAGCAATTGAGATGAAAGAGAACCTTCGCAAGTCAGTCGCACTGATGGGTTTTCCACCAGAGACTGATATGCAAACTTTATTTGATAGTATGAATGCCACAATCTCCTCTCTCAAAAACTATATTGACGGTTGAGGCAATCCTTGCTATACTATCCAAGTAAATCCCCCAAATCCAAACAAATCTAAGGTAATCCAAATGAGCTTCGCAGATCTTAAAAAGCAATCCAAGCTTGGTTCCCTGACCCAAAAACTGGTCAAGGAAGTCGAAAAAATGAATAATGCAGGTAGTTCAGGCGATGATCGTCTGTGGAAACTTGAGTGCGATAAGAGCGGTAATGGTTATGCCGTTATTCGTTTCCTTCCTGCTCCTAATGGTGAGGATCTTCCATTCGTTAAACTGTATTCTCATGCCTTCCAAGGCCCTGGTGGTTGGTACATCGAAAACTCTCTGACTACTCTTGGTCAGAAAGATCCTGTGTCTGAGTACAATACAATGCTGTGGAATAACGGCACTGATAGCGGTAAAGATCAAGCACGTAAGCAGAAGCGTAAACTGACCTACGTTGCTAACATCTATGTGGTGAAGGATCCTGCTAATCCCGAGAACGAGGGTAAAGTCTTCCTGTATAAGTTCGGTAAGAAG